GGAGGCTGCCACCTGCGACTCCAGCCTGACCTACAGCGGCAAGCGCAGAGTTGATGCTTGTGGTGTCATCAGTTGTTCCGTCACCTGTTGCGCCAAAGGCTTTGACGTTCCCATCCCAATTCACCGCATGCCATTGCCAGCCAGTCTTGAGGCTGTTTAACACCGCTCCAAAATTGGTCGCTGCTGAGACCTGACGGATCCAGAAATCCTGACCTCCACCGTCGCCGGGGGTGTGGTAGCCCAGGGTTCGAACCACAAGGTTGGTGTCGCGCATCAGCGCATCCGGCTTTAACGCCACCAAATCGGCCATGGTGGGGACCGTCATGACCGGAGGCCGTTGCACCTGCGCCATGACCGGCAGGCAGAACCAGAGGATTAGAATGGGCAACAGGGTCTTCACGGGTACAGGCGTCGGGCAAAGGATCCGTCGGAAAGTTCGGCGATGGCCGGGTTGGTGGCATCCAGGCCAGTTTCAGCAGTCCTGACCCAGTACGACCAATTTCCGTCCCCAGCTTCCAGGTTGAGGCAGGCAGCACGGGCCCAGTCCAGAAGCAGGGTAGTCTTCATGGCGTCCACCGTGGCGAATTGGACATCCTCGCCGGAGGAAATGGATTGGCTGGAGGATGGCGCCACGAGGAACGAAACACCGGGTCCAAGGCCAATCTGGGCTTCGCTATCGGAACCGGTCAGGATCACCGGTTGCCAAAGGCCGGTGGTGGTGTTGTAGATGTGCTGGATGCCTTCCTGGTAGGCGATCGGCAGACTCCACGATGCATCTTCGGTGGCCTCAGGGGTGTAGGTGGCGGTGGCGTCGTAGGCCAACCCTTCCAGCCTGGGGCAGCGCAGACGGTAGGTAACCCACGGATGATTCACCCACTCGTGCACCTGCCATCCGGTGTCCACCTCGTTAAAATCCACCCGCGGGGTCTCGATGAACCGGCGGGGATCATGATGGGTGATGCTGCGGACGTGGCCGATGGCGTTGTACCCCGCCATGGTGCGCGGCAGGGTGGGGATGAACTCAACCAGTTCGCCCCAGAAGTCGGTGTCGGTGGGGAGTTCGCCGGTGGCCGCTGTGTGGCACTGATACCACTTGGCGGTGAGCGGGTAAAAGACCTGGTCGCCGGCCACGTAGGCGGTGGTGTCGGAGTAATCGGCGGCGCTGTAGAGGCGGGCGCTTTTGGCCCAGTAGGCGAAGTTGGTGGTCCATTCTCCGTCGGCGTAGGTGGCGGGGGCGGCGCCAGCCGTGGTGCGCACGGCGTGATAGTAGGAGCAGGTGGGTTGGTAGAAGACCTCGGTTCCAGCTTCGTAGGCGCTGGCGGGGGAGTAATGAGCCCGGAGGGGGCGTTGCTCCGTCCGGCAGATCGACGGCCACCACGCACAAAGCCACCAGCGTTCGAGGGATTCAGCGACAGCATCGCGCACGTCCCGCCATCGTTGGCCATCGGGCCCGGTCGTTCCCTGCCCCGCCACGCCATCGTAGTCCTCGCCCAATCGGGAGAGGGTTCGGCGCATCACGGTATCGTAGGGAACAAGCTGCATGGCGTTACCTGGAGAGCACGGTCATGGTGTCGGGTGAGGAGTTGAACCGGCGCATGGCGACGATGGCGCGATCGAGCATCTCCTGGCTCCGGCGGTGGGCGGCCCGGGCTTTGTCGTCCTGGCCGTCGCTGGTCTGGATCAGGGCGTACGACTCAGCCACCAGGTAGGTGGCCGCATCGCGAGGGATCGGAACGCGGCGCCACTTGGCGGGGTGAGTCGTGGGACTCTGGCCGGGGCTGGCAGTCTCGGCGGCCTCAAAGAAGTCCCCATTGAAATAGACCTGGCTGGCCATGGGAAATCAGTGCCACCAGATGACGACTCCATCCGCGTTGGTGGCCACGTCGATCCAGAGGTCGCCCAGGTCAAGACGGGCGCCCACGGCGGCCTCGAGGGTGAGGGTCGCGCTGGCGGCGATGGAGACGGGTTGGGTGTCGTTGGTGGATGAAAGTCCCAGGTACACAATGCCGGTGTTGGCCGTGCGTGCCGCCTTCAGCCCGACGAAGCGGGCGTGGCGATACCAGAGTTGCGCCTTGGCCACGAGGGTGCCGGCGGCGACGTTCACAATTGATTTGGTGACCGTGAAGGTGAAGGTGTTGGCGGTGGGAACGGAGAGGATGGTGAAGGTCCCGTTGTACCCGGTTTCACCGGTGGCGCCGGAGATGGTGACCTTGTCCCCGGCCGCAAACCCGTGCGCCGAGGAGGTGGCGGTGGCCAATCCATCGACGTGGGAGATGGCGGAGACGGAGACGGTGGTGAGATTGACGGGGGTGCCGCTGGCGGCCGCGTTGACGATGCGCTGGCGCCATGCGCTCCGGTGGCAGTGTTCCGGCAGGTTGACAAGGGAGACGTTCATGGGTGTCAGAGGTAAATGCAGGCGTCAGGGTTGGAACGGCGGAAGGAGCGCAGATTGGCGTCGTCCTCCCAGAAATGGGGGTCCTCAGCTTTCCAGCGGTGGTACTCGCGGGCGGGAACCGCGGCGATGAGTCGGAGATCGCTCTTGGGATTGGACCGGTATCCGTGTTGCCTCCGGGCCACGGCGCGCAGCCGGCGGTCGCTGGTGGCTTTCTCTCGGCGGATGTACTCGTGGAGTTGCCCGCCTTCCTTCAGCTCGCGCCAAAAGAGTTCGTCCAGGTTCAGCTTGGCACCCTTCTTGGGGACCAAGATCGCCGGCACTCCAGGAGAGGATCCAGAGTGCCGGCGGGAGGTAGCGGACGTGACACCCGCCTGCGAGGTAGCGACGGTCCTCGCGTGCGCGCGCACGTCCGCATATTTGGTGGCCGCAACGATCACGCTTGGAAAGCAGAGCGTTGGGAGTGGCGGGAGATGTTCACCCAGACCCAGAGTTCCCCTGCGGTGTACTCTGCGAGGCTACCGTCGGCGTCGGTGACGTCGAAGGTGGCGATCAGGTTCTTGCCACCCGTTGGGGTGGGGTATGCGGCACCGGCGGCGGCGGTGGCATAGGCGGTTTTGGCCGCAGTACCGGCACCGCCCGCGGCGATGGCACTGGCACCGATGACTTGCGTCGCGGCACCCGTGACACCCAGGGAAACCGTGCAGGCGTTGTCGGCGGAGACCGTGGCGGCGTCAAACGCCTCGCGAATCTCGATCAGCGCGTTGTATCCGACCAGGTCGCCAAACTCGAGGGCATCGAGCGTGATCGCTTGGTCGGTGTTGTCCGTGGTCTCGGTGAGGTCGGCGTGGGTCAGGATGAAAAGATCCGTGAACCCCGTGGCGGCCTTTTGGTCGGCCTTGAGTAAGTAATGCTTTGCCATGGTCTGCTGCTCCTAGGATTGAAGGTTCTGTTGTGGTCCGGATCCTGGATTAGGAGTTGTAGAGCGAGGCGTTACCGCGGGGCATCCGGCAGAACAACCCGCCGATGGCCTTCACGTAACCGCTCTGGCCGCCGGCATCCTCGGGATCGTCCTTCGAGTGCAGGGGTTCGAGCATCTTCAGCTCCCACAGATCCATGTTGAGGATCAGCCCGGCATCGGGATCGCCCACGCCGGAAGCGTCCACCTTCACGAAGTCCGAGGGATGCACCACCATCCGGCCGAACGAGGAGGCGAACACGCGCACGATCATGTTGATCTCATGCGGCTTGCCGGTTTCCTCGACCTTGTACCGGGTCAGCGTGGTCCCGCCGTCACCTGTGCGGGTGAATCCGTCGATGTCCTCGACGTAGTCGTTGCCCATGATGGCTTCGAACTGCCGGGAACCACCGTACTGGGATTTCAAGCTCTTCAGGATTCCGGTGAGGCTTGATTCCAGGATGGTGGCCAGACCGGTCACGCGCTGGGCGGCGGGCGTGATGAAGTCCGTGGGGATCTGCGGGGTTTGAGTGGCGGCCAGCCATTTGAAGGCACCGCGCAGGGTCATGGCGTCGTCGTTGGCGCCGTTGGTCTCGATGTCCGAGGAACACGCGGCTTCCATGTCGCGCTTCACCTCGCGCACCGCCTTCATCTTGGCGTCTGCGTACTCGTCATCGGTGGTGGCCGTGCCGCCGGCTTCACTGACCGCCTGCTGGACGTCGGAGACGCCGAAGGTGTCCATGAACCGGTGGAGGTAGGCGCCGAAACGCTGGCGTTTGACCGCCTTGTTTCCGCCCTTGGGACCGGATTCACCCTCGCGAGTGCCGGTGGTGCGCGGGGCCCGGAGGCGATCCGCCACGCATTCTTCCAACGTCGCCCGCGCTCCGGTCTTTCGGACCATGGAGACAAAAGGCGTTTCCTCGGGTTCCAGGATGGTCAATTTGCCATCCAGGCTTTCCCGGTTGCCGCCGGTCGTGCCGGGGCTGCTGTAACTGTTCGCGTTCATCGTTTTTGGGGTAACGCTCTAGGCACTCACCGCCATCTGCTGGCGACGGAGCTGGCGTCTAAGGATTTCCTCCTGCTTGGCGTCTTCAGCCTTGCCGGACTTCCTGAACCTGGCCTCGGCCTCCTTGAGGGCGGTCTCGAGGGGGTTGTGCCTGGGAACAGCCGATCCACCGGGAACCGGGACACGCGGGGGCGTGGGCCTGGGTGCCGGGGTGTTGGCGGACGGACGGGTGGAAGCACCGGCTTCTCGGGCGAGGCGGGCCTTGCGACCTTCGACGGCATCGGCAACCCACAGGGGCCACTCAGGATGCTGCCGGATGTAGGGTGCGCTTTGGACAAGCTGGGCGACCGTGGCGTACTCGTCAGAGTCCGTCTTGGATAACCAGGGGTATGCCGTCTTCGCAGCCTCCACCGCCTTGGTGCGATTCGCCGTTTCCTCGGTCCTCAGTCGTTCAGACCTCACCTCGCGCTGCGCCTCAAGCCGGGCAAGGCTCAAAGGTGCGGTGGCAAGAATGCGATCCACTTCCTCGGGTGAGTAACGGGCGATCACCTTTCCGTCGTCCCCGACAAAATCCCCGCCATCGGGGTTCGCCTTCGCCCATTGCGCGGCTCGTTCGATCAACGTGATCCTCGAGTCGAGCTTGGCGATTTCCGGATCGGCATTTCCAAAAGTCTGCGCCTGGGGTTCCGATTTATCAGGAACCTGCGTGGCCTTGGCCTCGGCGGCCTTGGCACGGGCGGTCAACTTGTGGATGCGCCGAACCAGCTTGCGCACCGTGGCGTCCTTGATGCCGGCGATCTGGGCCTCGCTCATTTCAGCGATGGCTTCAGGGTCGTCCAGCAAGTCGGATTCCGCGGCGGCGGCAGCGTTGTCGGTGGGTTGTTCCCCTTCGGACTCCGCCGTGGGCGGGGTCGCGGAGGGATCTTGGCTCTGTCCTTCAGCCTCGGGGGCCGAGGTCAGGTTCGTTGGGTCCGGGCTGACAGCTTCTCCCGCCTCAGGAGTGACGGCGGGATCGGATGTCTGCGGCTCCGGGTTGTTGGCCGGACTGCCCTGGGTAGGCGATTGCGCGACAGGCCGCGGGTTCCGCCGGGCTCGGCGGTTGGCGGCGATCTCAGCGCGCAGATCGGCCCCGGTCTGGTTCGCCACGCTTTCCGGGCCGGAAGCGGGATTCGCCAGACTCGACAGCTCGGCCGCCACTGCCGCCACAGGGGCGGTGGTTGCGGGAGCCGCGGGGGCTTGTGCAGGTTGACTCATGCGTGTTGTTTTTTTTGGGGCACGCGAAGCACCCCCATTCTCTACGGGCAAACTGCCCGCACGAGTCACCAACACCACATTGCCGAGTGAGTGGAAAGCCCTGGATTGGCTCCCCGTGTGTATCAGCGTGCATCCGCACGCAAACGCACGTATCCAGTCTAGTCCCCGGGAGTTGGGGAGGGTTCCTCACGTCGATTGCCGACGTAGGTTCGAAGGGATTCAAGGAGGCGGCGCACCGCGAAGAGTGAGCCGGCAGAGTGCGTCAGTTTCCCGGGGTGCGCTGCCAAGTCCTGCGAAGCGGTGGATCCTTCCCACGATTCCCGATCCCGCTCCAGGAGGGCGATCACCGGCGCCAGCCTTCCGGTGCGCGCCAGAGTCAGAATCCCATCGCGGATCTGGGCATTCGTCATCGGCTTGGCCTTCTCGGCTTCCGCGTCGTAAAGGTTGGATTTCATCCCTGCCCCATCGCTGCCTTGGCGCCCACGGGCTTCGATCCCAGCCGGCGGCCAATCTCCGGGTTCACCATCTTCTGCTGGATGTTGAAGTCCAACTGCTGCACCCGGGCCTTGAAGAGTTCCTGCGCCTCAGGATTCGCCTGAAGCAACCGCTGCGCCGTCTGGCTTTGGGCGATGGTGGCCTCGATCACCTGCCGGCGAAGCCCAAAGGCCTCGTCCCCGCGCACGTCGGTACCGATGCCTAGGAGCATCTTGGCGATGATGCTTCGCTCGTCCTCGATCTGTTCCATCGAAGCCTGATCGCCCGGCTTGATCAACCGCTCGGCATAGGACGGATCCACCAGCTCCAACGCCGCCGAAAGCACCTCGTCCCGGTCCAGCCTCCCCGACACGTCCAAAGCCAACGCCTGTTGCAACAAGGCCAGCTTCTCCTTCACGTACTCCTTATCGAGTTCGTCCGGGGTGAAGCGCAGGGTGAGATTGAAAGGTCCCTGAATTTCTTCCCTGGTCAATCGGAACGGTCGCCCCTGCTCGCCACCCACCACGCGCACGAAGACTTCGTCAGGAAGATACTGCTGCGCCAGCTTCAGAATCTGCGTGCCTGCCTTCTTCCATCCCCGGAGCCATCCGCGCACCAACTCCGCCCGCATCGCCCCGGCCTCGATGGTCGGGTTGGGTCCTTGCCGGCCAAAGTACCGGTTCACGAACTCCATTACCGTGTTCTCCACCTCGTTGCTGCCAGCGTCGTACTTCGGCGTTTCGAAGTACCCGAAGGAATCCCGTTGTCGGGTTCCGATCTTCACCCCAGGCCCCCAGGCATCGGGCTCCTCGTCGGGCGGGTGGAATGAAGGGGGCAAGGTCGCCACGTCGGCCCGGTCGATCCTGGCATCCCGTTGGCGCTTGATCTGCCGCTGCTCCGTGTGGGCCCGTTCGCCGTACCCTCGGGAGTCATCGATCAATCGGGATCGCCGTTCCAAGGCGAAGTCCACGATCGGGAATTGCCCGTGGGCATAATCAAGAAGCTCATGGCTGGCCACGTTCTCTTCCTCGTCCTTCATGCCGGGGGAGAAGGCGGTGGCGTAAAGCCCGGGGATGTTGTCCTCGTCGTATTTCCGTTCATAGGCCGTGGCCACTTCGAAGAGCTTGGACGTGTCATCGTCCCCACACCCGAGGCCCGACGTGTTGGCGGGGAGATTGTCCTTGGGATCGAACACCATCTTGCCCCGCTGCGTGTTCACCACCTGGTCCACCCAATCGGGATCGTACTTGTACGAACGCACCCTCTCGGCCAGAGCCGTCTCGGTCAGCAACTCACGGATGAACACCACCCGGGACTCCTGCAGGTCGGTGCATTCGGGCGGCACGATCACGTCTTCATTCCACCGCAGGGCCCGGACCTTGGGCCGATCCTGCACCACGATGGGCCGGGGGAACTGCGCCACGCCAGCCGTCCGCAAATCGCGCACCAGCTTGGTCGCCCGTTTCGTGGTCATGTTCATGGGCTCACCCAGCATGCTCACAATCATCCCCACCGCCGTCTCCTCCTGCGTGGGATCCAGAAGCATTGCGATGAACTCCGGCTGCCCCGCATTGGCCGCCGCCATCGTCAGGTCCTCGAGGCTCACCGTCTCCCGGGTCAACTGCTCCTTCCGGCACCAGAAGACGCCGAGAGCCGCGGCCCCCCGTTCGAGGTAGTAGTTGGCCAGAATCTGCGCTTCGTCCTCCGACTCCTCCATCTCCTCGTACACCAGCCAGCGCAGCAGGTTGGTGACGTTGTTGGCCCACCCGGCGTCCTGGGCGGGGCGAGTGGGTCGGGCAAGGATCCGCTGCTCACGCCACGCCTGCATTAAAAGCGCCACGTCCTCCTGGATGAAGAGATCCACCAACGGCACCCGGGCATCCGAAGCGCCAAGCCACGGGAACGGCTTCTTGCCCTTGGTCCCTTTCCACTTTCGCCCGTCCCAGCTCTGATTGGCCCAAAGGCAAAAGCGGGTCTCGTAATTCACCCGCTGGCGTTCCCAATAATTCGAGTCCCGGTTGGTGCACGCCCGATGATACTCCGTCACCAGGCCATGCAGGTCGGCGCCCTCATGGCGTTCCTGGCGTTCATCATCCTTCCGGCGTTTCTTCACGGTGTCCTTGGTTGGCTACCCAAAGGGCAGTTGGCAAGCCTGCGGTCTCTTCACTGCACCCATCGGCATCTATCAGCGTGCATCTGACGGTGGCGGAGGGTTTCCGGCGGGCAACCGGATCAATCGGGCGATCTCCGTCTTGAAGTATTTCCCCTTCTTGGACGGGCCTCGAAACTGGGTGATGCGCCCAGCCTTCACCTCCCGGCCCAGCTCCCGGTCCGTCAGCCCGGTCCACTCCAGGACCACCGCCCGGGGCAAAAGCCAAGGGAGCCGGTGCCACTGGTCCATGGTCAAAGGGTCCGTCCGTTGAATCGTTTCGGTTCGAGTCATTTTGGGTCCATCGTTCCGCGTTTGAACTCTCCCGGGGGAAACTCCCACTCACCCCACTCCTTAAAAAACTTCTCGCAAGCCGTTTGACATTCAGGGTGCCAATGGTGGTTCTGTAGGTCGCCTTCGTACTTGCTGACCTCGTGAATGTAGGTCTCGCCTTTCAGAATCTTCTCGTTGCACCAAATGCACGCGTGCTCCTTGCGGGCTTTTGGCTTGGACTCGGAAATCAATTGGTAGCTCATTTGACCCTCATGAACTCAATTACCCACACGTATGGGTTGGCGTCCCATGATTTTGCGCCGTTGATTGACTCCCAAAGCTCCCTGAATGCGCCGGTCGGACGTTCCCAGTGAAGTCCATCGATCCAATACCCACCCTTGGCGCTCCCGCAGACACCCTCCCCCATCGCGTCGCCCCTGCTGATCTCATTCAACCGTTCCACCCGCACCTGGGTAATCTCCAGCGTGATCCGAGAAGCCCAGCGGGGCATGAAGTTTGAAGGACGCCACTTGTCGCCTTCTATTTCCATTCGCTCAATGTCCGCCTTGAAGCTAATCCACTGCTCAGGGCTACAAGGAAACTTCTTAGACGCTCCCCAAGCTTCATGCGTTAAGCCATTTGGGCGCGTATCGTTGCTGGCTTTGTAACCAATAACCACTCCGGGGCTCTCGTAATCCAATCCTTCAATCCCAAATGGCATCCAAGTCTCCCTCACCCAAAGCCTGTCGCCCGGCTGGCCGTAGGGGCATTTGAATGGACCACAATTCGTCCAACCGCTTCCAGCTTGGTCTCGGAATACGGTACAGGAAATGCTTGTTTCTTCTGGCGCTGGCTTTCCCGCCATCCATCGCTCGACTGATGCCGGCTGCGGCTTCACCACCCTCCTCGTCTGCGTCTTTCGCCCATCAAGAATCGCTTGTACCATCGGCCCACTGAATAGTATCGGTCGCTCTTTCATTGCATCTCCTTCGTGAACTCCTTCATTGCCTTCTCAGCCTCCTCGTAGGTGCCCCACACGCCGCGCTCCTTCCATTCAGTTGTCACCTGCCCATCCTTGGTCATCCATGCCGATCCATCGAACACGTCAAGAATGAAGCCTGGGGCTTCCTGTGATCCTGCGGGTGCTGGTTTTGGTTTCATTCCCATCCCTCCTTGAATCCCCCGGTCACCAGCTTTCCTTCACCGCCCACATGGCGCACGTCCTCGGTCATGGCAATGTATCGGAGAAGGTCGGCGGGGTCCTTGCCCCCGTCGGTCTCCGAGCCCATGCCCGTGTAATGCGTGAGCACCCAATCCAGTTGCTCGCAATTGGAGGTCAGCCGCAGGCGTGGCTCGTTCACAAACGCCACCACCTCCTGCTCCTCGTCGTAGTCCAGGAGATCATTCACCGCCCGAATCCCATCGTCGCGGTCGCCACCGGAGAACGCCGGCCGCAAGTGCATCGTCGGGGCTTCCAGGCTCCCGTCCTCGCGCCGGTTCTCCTCGGCAAAAACATTGATCAACGTGCGCTCCCCCCGCTTGGTCTGCTGCGGTTGCCCTGCCGCCCGGGGATCGATGAACCGAATCCGGATCACCTCGCGCACCGGCTCCGGGTTCAATCCCCGAAACGTGTCGATCTGCTCCGGTGTCCACGCGCACTCCGGCATCCCCGATGCCCCCACCCATTCCCTGATCGGCTCCAACCCGGAATCCAGGATCGCACGGTTGGCCGTGTGCCGGCGATGCGGGTCCCGTTCGGCCAACACGCCCGCACCCGTCAGCCGCAGGTCAATGGTCTCCTCCTCCAACATCCGACGCTTGTACCTGGGGATCCCGCCACCCTGATTCCGCTGCGCCGGCCCCGCCTCACCGTCACGCCCACGGCGGCCGTCGTCCGTCATCTGCCGAGTGCTCGGCACCGCCCACTCACCATGCCGCCGCTTGTCCGGCCAATCCCGGTACAGATACAACCTCCGAGGGTTTCCCGGTGCCACTCTCACCCAAATGAAGAACCATGACCGACCACCCGCAGGATCCACGAAGACGTAGTTGGTTCCCTCCCACGGCAACTCCTCCGGCTCCACCATGTGAATCTCCCGGGCGTACTTCGGCCACGCCCTCCCCGCCACGTCCCGGGTGAATCCGTAGTACACCGCCAGGATGTAATCCCGCGTCTTCCCTTCCACCTGCTGGCGCACCAACTCACCGTAAGTCTGCCCACCCGATCCGAACGGTGTCAGGTCAGAGTGATAGTAACAGACCTTCACGCTTTCATCACAGCCATCCTGCACGAACGGCACGCGGCCAGGAGGTAGGCCGGGGGCCAACACCTGGTTGGACGGCAGCAGCGAAGCCGCACGAGTGTGACGCACCCTGCCTGATCCCACCGCGTGCTTGATCGCCGGGGTGATCCCACGGATCGGAGTGAACGACCACACACCAAAGCCCGGACGGAACCGGCCACGGCGTTGGAGCATCATGAGCCAGTTCAACGGCATGTTCTCATCCGCCCACCACGCGAAACTCCGGCGATGCTTCAACCCCAACTCCCGACCTTCCCACTCGTCGGGATCCTGGTTGTACGTGGCAAACTTGATTTGCACCCCACTGGGCAGCACCAGCGTCTTGTCCCCACCGAACCCTTCCTTGATCGAGTAACGGATGTATGTCACCGAACTGCGGCGGTTGTTCAGTGCTTTCAGTTTGTCCGGCAACAACGACCAGATGATCTTCTGCGCCGTCGCCTTTGATGACTCATCAGACTCCGAAGCCACCATGAACGTCACCCCTTCGTTGGTGGCGCATTCAGCCGTTGAAATCGACAGGGCCGCGTCCAAAATCCAGTAAGCCGCACAATAGGACTTCGACGATCGGTTGCCACCAAGGAGCGCCAGCAGCTTGACCTCGGGATTTCGGATCAGCCGTTGGGCGATGCGCCAGAACTTCGGCCGAGGCGCGCAGCGGATCGGATCGGCGGCCGCTGCGGCGATCGTCTGACGTCGGGACTGGAGCAGGCCACGGATCCGGGTCATGGCCTGCTCCACCCCGAGCGACTGAACCAACGAATCCACCTCCCCCTGCGTCGGCAGAGGCAGCAACACGTTCTCCGGTTCGTTGGCGAAGGGGTTCATTGCAAGCATCGGATGACGGCTTCGGCGACCGGAGGGCAGACAGCGTTGCCAAGAAGATGGGTGGCAATTCGTCGGTTGGATGGGAGTTTGTATTCCTCCGGGAAACTCATAGCGGCCCTGTACTCATCCACCGTCAACATCCGCATCCTGTCTCCATCCACTACCGCATATCGGTCCCGGGTGGTCACAGTGCCAAGCGGGCGGGTAAGGGATCGTCCGCCACGCTCATTGCCGTAGTAGGCAATTAAAAATCGATCGCCATGTTGTTTCCTGCCGGCGGACACTCGTTCCCGAGTTCTCGAACATTTGTCATCGACCCTTGACCAACGCGCACCCATCAAATCCCGCACCAGAGATTCAGCAGGCACGTAAGGTTTCTTTTGAATCTGTAACTCCAATGGAAACGATGACCGTGTGCCGACAATGAACAACCGTTGGCGGTGTTGAGGAACGCCGAGATCGGCGGCGTCGATGATCTGGTAGGTGAGCTGGTATCCCAACCCACGCATGGCAATGTCCCAAGCTGGGAGCAGAATCCAACGGCGGAAATCTGGCACGTTCTCGACCACAACAAATGCAGGCCGGTGAACTTCAGCACAGGAAACAACAGCCCAAGCCGTGGCTCGTGCCGCATCATGGTGGGGTCGGTCTTTGCCTCTCGCTTTTGAATGACCTTGGCAGGCTGGAGACGCGAGAAGGACATCGTGCTTCGGAACACGAGTCCAATCGCATTGGTGAAGGTCCTGACATGCGTGGGCCGTTTCCGGGTGGTTTGCCTGATGCGTTTCCACAGCAGCCATCCAGTGATTTGCCGCCCAAACCACTTTGGCTCCGGCCATTTTTGCGCCTGTAGAAAATCCTCCAGCGCCAGCAAAAAGGTCCACGCAGGTCATGGGATTATTGATTTTGAACCAACTGGTTTGCCACGGACTCAATAGTGCCTTGGGCGGTCATGAGACACACCGCGGCATCCTCCATGTCGTCCTGGTCCATGTGCTGGCACGCAAAAACCAGTTCGTGGATTGCGTTGTTGAGGCTCGCTTTCATTGCCTCGATCTCCACTTCGGTAAGTTTCATGGCTTCACCCCTTATTCTCCGGCAACGCTTCGGGGTGAGGGCTGGGGCGTTCCCATCGGCGGTACACGTCCCAGCACGGAGCATCAGCGCACCGGCGGGCGATGCCCTTCTTGGTCTTGCCCGACTCCTCCCACTTTGCCTGTTGATCCTGCCACTCGCGCATGGTGGCACCCTGGGCGGCCCCGAGGGTGTCTCCGGTGAAGGTGGCGGTGATGCGGCCGTTGCCGTTGACGACGATTCCGAGGAATGGCGGTGTGTCCATGGTTATGCTTTTGGTTTCTGAGTTTCGGAGACGCCCATGCTCTGTCTGAGTCGGGCGGCCTCCAAATCTTTTGCATCGCATCGGATGCCGTGTTCGTGCAGCAGGGCCAGGGAACCATCCAGCATCTCGGTGGTCCGCTTCAGTTCGGGTGAAGGACTCCATTCCACAGGCACGCCAAAGGCCTGGGTAATCCCTCGCGCTTTGAGCATGCCTGGAAGCGACCTCAGAAAGTCTGAAAGCAACCCAAGGTCTCGGTAAAACGCATCGCGCTGTTCCTGCGTTAGGCTGTCAAGATGCGGACCAGGCACGAACTCGTCCTTCAACCATTGCTTGGCTACGTCTCCAATTTCGATCATGGCTTCCTCTCCTTCTGTTGTTTCTCCCAATCTCTGACCGACTCGCTGATTCCCTCCAGGACCTCCTCCGGCTTGTTGTGATGCGCCAGTTGCCAATGCAACACGTCACGCAGGCTGGCCTTGGTCGCTTCCTCGGCATTCATCCCCTGCCGCAAGTAGGCGTCCCCGCGATGGAACGCCCATTGCACCACCTCATCCGTCTGATGTCGCACGTACCGCTCCACCCGCTTGTAGATCCCCTGGTGCCACCGGGGACCGCGATCGCGCATTGGCAAGTCATCGGGCGGCGCCTTGCAGTACCGGTCCCGTTGGCGCTGGGTCCAGGCGTCGATGAACTCCTCCCGGTTCGCTTTGATCTCCGCCAGGACCTCGTCGGACACCGTCCCCACAATCCGCTTGTTCTTGCGGTCACCCTCGATCCGTGCACCCGCCTCCATCACGGCGTCCACCAGTTCGGGGATGGTCATGACAGTGCCCAGATAATGATTTCCACGAGTTTCCAGATGCCGAGTGGCACAAAGATCACTAAGGCCACGAACATCCAAACCATGACCGCAAAGATCGCATCACCCATTCTTCCAAGGTCACTGCCAGTCATTTTGCCTCCTTTTTAATCTCGTCACGGAGTTCTTTGGCGCATCCACGCAAAGCCGTCATCATCGACAGCATTTGGTCGTGGGGTAGTTGTTTGGCCACGGATTCAGCAACCTGTTTGGCGTACTGATCGGCTGCGCGCTCCCACTTGGTGGCCAGTTGCTCATGCGGATTCATTTGCAGAAATCCCATACGTTCCATACCAGCCTCGGATTGCTTCTCGTTCCAGAAACCTACCAACTCCTCGATCTCTTGTTTAGAAAGAGGAATGGCTTGGTGATTCACGATTCTTCCTACAGTCCAGATTCCTGATAGAGCGTCGCAGATAGCTGATAGTGCGTCGGTCACAACATCGTCTCCTTGGTTCGGCTGGGTGAATGGGCATCGACAAAGCGCGCCGATCGCTTCTGAAAGACCAGCTCGCATTCCCCAATGGGACCGTTCCGGTTCTTTCCGATGCTCAGATTGATCCTCCGAAACTCCTCACTCCACCCCAGCTCCTTGCCTTGGGTGACCCACTTCGAATCATCCTTCGGATCATCCGGCTCATGATGCTTGAGCCAACGCATGTCCGCCTCGTCGTCGCTGTTGATCTTTGGCTCCCACAGCAGGCCCACCAGGTCCGCGTCCTGCTCAAAGGCACCGCAATCCCGGATGTCCGACAGATACGGCTTCTTCCCACCCCGTTCCTTCTCCGCGTCCCGGCCGAGCTGGGCCGCCACCACCACCGCCACGTCCAACTCCTTCGCGATCCGCTTCAAGACCTTCGACACCTCCGTCATCTCGTCCACCCGTGAGTTGTAGCGGGTCGTGGGAGTGATGATCTGGGCGTAATCGATCAACACCATGTCCACCCCGTGCTGCGCCTTCCGTTGGCGCACATTCATGTAGATTTCCTGCGCCGTAATCGAAGCGTCATCGTTTTGGTGGATCGGCATGAGAGCGATCGCATGAGCCCAGTCATTGATCCGATCCGTCTTCTCCTCCCGCCAAAAACCGTTCCTCAGTTTCAACCCATCCACCCGTGCCCGGTTCGCCAGCATCCGCAGTGAGATGTCGATGTTCTTCATCTCAATCGAGAAGAAGAGAACGTTCCGGGCTTCCTTCCCCGGAAGACTCGCCGCGTGCAACGCCAGATCCACGAGGATGGCCGTCTTACCGCAGGACGGGCGGGCGGCGATCAAACACATCTCCCGAGGCTGCAACCCACACGTCATGTTGTTGAGATACCACCACGGCGTTGGGATCCCAGTGATCACCTGCTTTGCCGTCCGCCGGGCCTCCAGCAGATCGGCAAGCTCCAGCATCGGCTCACGGACATGCACCGTCTCCGTTCGGATGTGCTCCTGGGTCAGTGACAGAATCTCCGCCGTGAACTTCGCCACCAACGTCGTCACCGTGCCCTGGTGTTCGTAAGACTCACGGATCGCCCCGGCGCAGGTCTTCACCAACGTCCGCAGCGTGGCCGCGTCCCTGACCTGGTCGATGTAACTCGACAGATTCAGGACCGACGCGATCGCGTCCGTCATCTCCGACAAGTACACGATCCCACCGATCGCATCCAACCGCTCCGACGTCCGCAGCTTCTGGACCAGGTTAATGTAGTCCACCCCCGCCTGGTCATCGTCCAACTCACACAGACACCGGAAGATTTCCCGATGCCGTTGGTCATAGAAGGCGTCTAGGTCCAACTTCTGACGTACCTCATTCAGGCACGAATGATCCGCCAGAACGCACCCCAACACCCCCCGCTCCGCATCCGGAGCATGCGGGGGCAAACGGTCTTGGTTGTCGTGGTCAGTCATGGGGTGGTTCAAAAGTGAGTTCCAGGAGGAACCGGAATCCGATAAAGGGTTCGCTCGTACACCCGTGCCCACTTGTTGCACCTGCGCCGTGCATTTGCTCCTTGCTGATACATAAACCGCATCATGAGCTTCCCGGCCCGGTGATGCTTCTTCCACAGCGGGCGGGTTTGCTGGCGCCAGCGATTCAAGGCCTCGTTAAATTGAGAATCATTCATAGGTCGAACCCGGGTCGTACCGCTGCAACTTCGATTTCAGCCAGTGCATGATTGCCTCATGCTTTCTGATTTCGGGTTCGTCTGTTGGAAGCCACCCCCTACGACCTGGGCCGGATTTTACCCAGAACTTGTAACAGTCATATTGCTGGCGAAGGTAACCAAGAATTGCCGTCTCTCCGGCTGTCATGCCTCCGTTGGTTTCTTCCAACGAGTCGGCCACTGGCACACCGGCGTTCGTGTGACAGCCTTGGCTGTTTGTAGTCATGTCTGCCTGCCCGGCTGACCAACCAGCGGAGAAATACTCAAAGAGATTTTGAACCCGGCTATCCCGAGGATGCGGTTCAATTTCTTCCTTGGCCGCAAACGTATCGAGAAACTTCCGCCAAGCCATGAATGACACTTTGTTATTCACGCCATCACCTCCTCTACAGCCTTGTCAGCCTCGGGTCCGGTGATCTCCACCACAGGAATGCCCATCACCAAAATAATGTTGCCCTTGGTCGGGTGTCCTTCAAACACCAGTCGCTCCCCAAACTTGTGCCATGACTCGATGCTGTCCAAGTGACCACCATGCAACTCGCGGCCCTTGAACATCCCGTACACGTAATCGATGTGTCCACGGGTTCGAAACGCCACGAATGTGTTGCCCACGATGTCATGCCCCACGGCAAATACGTGATCTTTAGTCGGTGGTTTGAGTTTTAAGTCTTTCACGCCATCACCTCCATCGCACTGAGTTTCTCCCGAGTTTGTTTCAATTCCTCCCTGAGTTTCTTGAAAGCCGGCAACTGCTTCTCCTTCGTCTCATGACTCCCCACGCCGTTGTCCGGATTGCCTGGGTGCTCCGCCAAAAACTGGGTCAACTCCCGAACCCGCTGCCGCAGGGCGATGGGATCGTCGTTGACGGGTCGGCCGCCGTAGAACGCGGGATCGTCCAAAAACTTGTCGCCGTCGAAGAACTTCACCGGCCTCGTCAGGAACCAGCCAATGACCGATGTGCCCCGCTGGCGGGCAGCGTCCGAAATCGCCCGGGTACCGCGGAGGACGACCCCGAAGCCGTGACGCCCAATCGCCCTACCGATGGCGAGCTGGCTCTCGAGGGTGTCCACCTTCTTCGGCCAGATCGCCCAGATCGCATCGATTTCCGCCAGCTCCTGCCTCGACTTCGAGCCGGTTTCCGCCCCGCCGCCCCCACTGCGCTCCATCGAAGCCTCAAAGTGATGGAAATCACCCCGTGGGGGTATGGGGGTAATCCTACTATCCTTCCTTCCTTCCTTCCTGTTGGGTTTCGATATGGTTACCCCAGACTCATCAGGTTTCTCGTCAGAGGTTAACCTTGAGGAAACCTCCGGGTTTCCATCAGGTTCCTGTGAGGTTTCAAAATCAGCGTCCGGAGGGGGTGTTTTCGGATCATTTTCGGGTTCGTTTTCAGCCGTCAAACCACCCTCGTCTGAAGGGCCGCGAGGGGTGGTTTTCGCCTTCTTTGGACGCCCTCCGAGGTGGCCAACTCGCCAGGCATTGACCATGCTTGAGTTCATGTCCTCCCACCCGTGGATGACGATGGATTTGCCCTTTCCTTGGTCGATAAAACCGCAGGCCACCAGGGCTTCGTAAGCCTTCCCAGGCTCCCCTTCCCAGCGCACCACGCACTCCACATATTCGGGGTCTGCGTTTTTCCACACGGCTCCCCGTTGGCAGCTTTGGCAATGCCCCCAAAGCCTCAAAACTGACTCCAAAGCGGACACCCCGAGACGCCTTTTCAGGCGCACGAACTTAGGGTGATCCAGTAACTCAATTTCAACCCTCATGGGCCTCCTTGGGAGCTTGATTCAACTCATCGCTCTCGATGGCCAAGGCGATATGTCCAGCCCTCTGGCACGCCTTCAATGCCTGCCGCACATCTTCCTCGATGGTCTCCAGGGGCCGGCCGTCGCCATCTCTCCCGTGGCCAGAAATGGCAGCCGTCAGGGCACAGCCAGCTTGGCGCACGTTGTCAGCCAATAGAGGAAGTAGGGGGTGGATTTTCATTGCGTCAGAATCAAAATGGCGAAGCCTACGATTGCCGTGCCGATTTTCTAGGGGTGGGTTTCTTGGTTGAGTATGTGACCGATACATGCCGGGTGATGTCGTACTCTCGTTCGCATTCATCGCAGTCAACCGTGTGGCATTCATCGTCTCCGAGTTCCCACGCATCCTTCATGATTTTTCCACAATGTGGGCAGATCGGGTCGTCGCGGTGTTCGGTGTCTAACACGGTTTCTAAAACACTCACTTTCCACCTCCCGTCCACATCATCACCAGTCCAACCAAGAACAGGGTCACGGCCATCAGCCAGGCCACCGTTTCGGCGATAATTTCAGATCGTGTTCTCATGTCGCTCCTCTCTCACCATTTCCCTGCGTATCTAGGCATCCGCCGGCCATCCTGAGGCCGTTCGGGGTTTCCTTCAAAGTCCCATGTTGCCCCTCTGCGAAACCGGGCAAGGATTTTCTGGCCGCGCTGGAACCGGAGTGAGTCTCCGTTGTTCCCTAGGTAAACATTCAAATCCACCCCGGGCGCATTTTCCGCTTGGGCCAGCAGCACCTTCCGGTTCACGAACCCGACCCGAGTCACCACCAGCACCGTCAGCCCTGCCGGCAGGGACGGCGCATTTTCGATTTTGCCAGCCAGCTCGTGCTGGAGGGTCTCCACTCCGGCGGGTGACCAAAGGATTCGGCGGTTCGGTCCGTACCCCCAGCGTCCCCCCTCGGATCCGCGATGTTCCGCGACGACCTTCCGGGACAGACCCAACTGGGTGGCAACCGCCTCCTCAGGGAGCGTGAAGTCAACTTGGGTAGTGAGTTCGAATGAAGGGTTGGCCATTTGTCTCCTAAAAATCTGAATGGTAATACATCAGAGGTGTGAGGCCCCCCGCGCGTCGCCGACCCCCCCCGCCCCCCGGTCGTCAGCGGCGGCCTGGTCGGGTCCGGATCCGGTCGGGTCGGGGGCCTCGATGGTCGCCTCGACCTCCACCACCGCACCGGAACCAGCAGCCACACCCGCAGCCAAATCGGGAGAGCCATTGCGCGGCAACGACTTGGCACCGTTTCCGCCTGCGTTGGACTCAGTTGCCAACGCTTGGGCCCGCTGGGAGAGGTAATCGCGGAGGGGGTCAGCATCCCCAACATGGAGATGCTGGTGGAGGTGGAGATCGCCGGAGATGGATTGGGCGGCCGCCGATTTGTCAGCGCCGATCCCGGCCAGAACCCCTAGCGACTTGAGGTAGGACGCGGTGGCGGTATCGATGACGCCCGAATCTATGATTTCCCGGGCGGCCTCGGCCGCGTCCTCTGCTACCCTGCCCAGGAGCCGGGGAAGCCTGTCTTTAAGTGGCTCCAACTTGCCTAAATCCTCAAGTTTATCGATAACGGCATCGATAACGTTCCGGCTACATCCGACCCGGCGGGCAATCTCCCGTTTCGACACACCCGACAGCCTGAGGAGTGCGATTCCAGCGGCTTTTTGCTCGTTCCGACTCGTGATCTTGCCCGTAAACGCGAAAACGGCGCCCTCTGTGATCTCCCGCGCAGCCTTCAGCCCACCGAAGTCCACTGGCGTCGTGCCATCCGGCTCAAATAGGCTCGGCTGGCTCTCCACCTCAGCCACCAATGCAGCGAGATCGAGCCGTCCGATTGCCTGGGACTGTGCTGGGAGGGCTTCCATCATGCTCCTGGTGTGGGAGAGGCGTGCGCCTCAATCCAGCGCTCCAAATCGAAAACACGCGCCCGCAGTTCACCGCCGGGCAATCGGACTGGGGTGGGGAGACTGCGGATAATCTCACGAGCCCGAGGCAGGCCCACGCCGACCAGGTCGGCCACCTGGCGAGGATCCAGCAGCCGGAGGCGATCCTCTGCCGGGGGCGACATGCGCCACCCGGCGGAAATCAGCGTCTCACATGCTGCGGCAATCTGGGTGCGTGAGGGAGTCATGCGACTGCCATTTCGGGGACTGA